CCACTTGGTGTTAAATCATTTATTCCCGTACCTAAAAATACAGGCTGATTTATTATCGATGATGCATTTGTTATTTGAAAGAACTCTCCTTCGTCGTAAATTCCTGTTTCAATTATTTGATATACATATCCATATTGCTCATCACAAATAAGTAATTGAAAATCGTTGGTTACCATCTTTACATAACCAACTGAGGTATTTAAATATCCAAGTATTTCTCGAGATTGGTCACCATAAATAGCATAAAGTTTATTGTCGATAACCTCATAAAGAACATCGTTAAGAGATAAATGCCCTCTAGTGCTGTCCTCACTAGAATCATTTACAAACAAACTAAGACCTGGTCTGGGAGCTAGTGATAATTGATATTTACCAGTTTTATCGGCCACAGTGTACCAATTAATGCATGTTTGAGCATCAAGTTGAGTGGATGGCATATTATATGCGCCACCAGCAAAGTGTATCTCTGTAATCGACATTTTTTATGAATTCATTACGTTAGGTTGGAAAAACACTGAACCAACCTCATTATCAAATGCTCTAGCAATTGCTAAGTTAGCTGCGGCATCCTGTACTAAATTAGCATATCCCTGGTCTTTATTTTTACCATAAGCAGGCGCCAATAAAACCGCCAATTTCTGTATTATTGGTAATTGCCATTCGTCAGGAAAATCAGCTTCGTCTGAATTTTGATCTAAATTTGTTACTTTTTGGCCTATGATAAACTTTAGTAAAACATCGGATTTATCGGGAGTTGGCCATATACGGATTATGGTCTCGTCTAATTGCCTATCGTATTGATAAGACACTGGAGTTGACATGCTATCGATCTTATTAGGCAAATTCATATATTCGTTATAAGAAAGCGAATTCAATGGTATATCCCTTAACCCATCATCATTTCTTACGCCTTGATAGATATCTAATGGAGGATCTAGTTTTGTTGTATAACTATATGTCTTTGCTCCAGCGGTAGCCGGAGACGGTAATGCTCCTCCAGCATAAAAATATATTACATTACCAATGATATTTAAAACTTTAGTCCAATAAATATCATTGTCATCCAATAAGATACCAAAATAATCATTAATGCTTATATTATCAACAGACGTTAATGTAACTGATGTAGCGCTCGTTGCAGCATTTAACGCTAAAGTATTGGCGTAATATTGCAATGTGCTATTATCAGTATTGGAATAAGATAGGACGTAAGTATTTTGATTTTTCTTAGTGAATAAATATGCTGTTTTCTTGAGCCATAAGTTATACCCCATATCCATCCAATTCTTAACAAGCATGTTAAGCATTCTTCCTGCAAAATTATAATCCTCAGCTCCTATCTCCTCATCAGCTCCAAATACATTAAGAAGAGCAAATGACATCTTAATGAGATCATGTTTGGTAGATATAAAATTAGTTAAAATAGTAGGTGGCATATTTATAAATCATCCTGAGTAATTGGAATAGTTATAAACCTTTCTGGTTTGGAATCTGGCCTTGCAATTGGTACTCTTTGGTCGTCCCTTACACCTTTAACAAAATCCTGAGGATTACGAAGTTCGAAACATGTTGGACATGCGAAAAGATTATTCCATTGCATCTTGCATTCAGTACCTTTATATTTCTGACCGCAGATATCGCATATAACATTCCAGTTACCATGCGAGAAATAATCTTTTCTCCCCATTATCTTTCTCCGTCAACAATATCCTTACTCTCTATAAAAAGAATTATATAACCACTAAGATTGGTTGTTAATCCTACAGTTGTCAAAAGAATATCTCCTGTAGGAGCGGCAACAGCAGAATTATTAAGATACCCGATCTCTTTAAAATCAGCTTCAGAATAGTGATCTTTTTCTAAAGTTATTAACGGTAGATCAGTAGATCCATCCCAAAATAAATTTCCAGAAAATCCAGTTAATTCATATTGTATCTTTCGTAATCTTTTATGAACCCCAGTATTGAAATAGGTGGAAGCATCAAATATTTCAGCCAACGATAATTCACTACTAGTATCGCCAGTAATATTAACCTTGATGGTAGTTTCCCTACTACCATCAACTATTTTATCAACAGTAAATGAACTAGCCATTTTTTTATACCTCTATTAAGCATAGGTAGCAATTGGAGTTCCTGTCTGACCATCGGCATGATAACCAAGACATTCTAAATCCCAATTCATTTTAGCAACGCTACTAACAAATGTAGTTCCAGATGCTATACGCAAATCAACATTTTTAGCCATACCAGTTGTATTAGCCTGTAGCACAATCGCTGGTTTTGGAGTTGCATTTAAACTGTTTAGATATACATTTTGCAATCTCAGGCCAGTGCATTCAGTAGTAGCATTATTAATATTAGCCACTAAGAAATCTCCAGCTATATCAATATTTTGCAATACTGCATCAGCTACAGCAGTTAGTTTAATGTTGGAGTTTTTTTGCGTACCAGTAGTGCTTGCATAATACTTCCAACCGTCAATAGTAAGACCCGTTGCAGCAGTAGTAGCTACAATACAGTCACTAGTTGCCATTGCTGGAGCATCATACCAAGAACCATTTATAATCGCACAGTTAGCCGCGGTTATGCTAATAGGCCCAGTTAAAGCATCAATACCAGCAACAAAACGCGGATTGATCAAGGTTACATTCGCAGCAGTTATACTTAAACTTGCAGAAACAAGTGTGGTAAAGTTAATAACTCCTCTGTTTGAACCTTCTCCCAGAAATTCAATAGTTACTCCTGCTATATTTAACAATATACCAGCAGCAGCAACTACATTTTCGCTATGTCCAGCAGCAACAAAAATTCTATCTCCTTGATTAGCAGTGCATTGAGTAATTGCATAGGCTAAACTAGCATAAGGATGTAAAAAATTACCCTGATTGCCATTTGAACCAACAACAGAATTAACCCAAAATACATTACTATTACCATTTTGTGCGATTTCTATGGGAATGTTACGTATAGTAAGACCCTGTGGAAATCCAGTATCATAATTTGATGGATACATTTTTAATCCCCCTAATAAATTTATTTTTCTTTACTATTCTATAATGCCGTCCCTTTTAAGAACGGCATTATCAGGTCATTACTAAGCGCCTGGAGAACCGTAAATACCACGCGGATCAGTCCAACCAAATACATAACGAGCACGTGCTCTAAACTTCATATTGGTTGTGTCAAAATCGTTATCGTTAGCAAAACTTGTTGCAACACGATCCATTTTCTTTAAACCATCTGGACAGTTGGTTAAAATAAACCAAGCATCAGTATCGGTTAGATAATGGTTGACTGTAATTCCACCTGGCAAAGTATTTAATAAATACAATGCGTTAATATCGCGATTCGCAGTTTCAGGACGGTTTTCGTTCTTCAACAAACGGTTAGCTTCAAACATTAACTGACGAGGAATAATCAATTTATCAGGAAGAATCTTAATACGATTTCCACGGTTATCTACAAATCCAGCTATATCAATAGCGGCATTTTCAAGTGCGGCTTCTGATAAGTCGGCAGCAATAGCCAAGGTATTGGAAAAAGTACCATTTTCAATTGAGTGATTACTTGCGATCATCGTTACGCCATCGCCACCTAGATAACCTGATCCAGCAAACGCACGATTAAGTACGTTAGCAGCAACGTTTTCCTCGGTTTGATGCATAGAAAAAGCCAGAGCTTTAGTTCTTTGCGCGGAAACTTGAGCGTATTTGCAATCTTCAATTTCTTCTTGAGACACAATAAAGCCCAAAGCATATGTAACGTTAGTATACGTGGTTACAAAACCTTGCTTCATCGTATCATATGAAATTGAATCGCCTTCAGTTTTAGAAGGAGCCAATCCAAATCCGGTCAAACCTACATCTTGTTCATAATTTTTATCGGAAGGAGTAACTTCAAATATTTGTTTCCATTCGGCGCCATTCGCCCATTCCTCGTAAGTTAATCCCCATAATTTATTTAGTCCAGGCCATAAAAGCTTAGGCAATGAACCCGTAGTTATAACACCAGCCATAATTTACCCCCTAAACACCAGCTATTTGTTTGAAAATATGTTCGTTGATCATGCAAATAAGTTTGCAATAAGCACCAAGCTCATTATCAACTTTCTGCGACATGCCTAAAATTCTTAATTGACCATTGGTTCCAGATAAGGTTCCATGATCTAATTGAGTACCCGAAGTAGCCCAAATAGTGCTACCAGTAGCATAAGAAATGTCAGCATCTTGACCGAAATCGTTTGCGACAACAGTACCAGTTGATTGAATTTCAAAAACTGCATTTGGATCATCACAAACATACACAGTTCTTAATGTTGAAGCTTTGCGGTAAACCAAAGATAAATCATTCGGATTAGGCATAAAACCAACAACAACGCCTGTTAATACTTCAGTAGCAGCAGCGGCAGTGACTACCGGCAAATTAAGACCGTATTCGTTTACATCTCCAGCACCAGTCATTTTTACGAAGTCACCCAGAAATAATGCTGTTGAATCACCAACTACAGTTACATAAGCGTGGATTCTGGCATTGTAATCGGAACCGTATAAATGACCTATTAATCTAGCCCCAAATGGAGCGTTACGATTAGCCATAAAAGTTATTCCCCTAAAAATAATTGATTATAAACCACAAACGATAGA